AAAGCTAGTAGTTGGGCTACTTTAGCTAAACAATATGTTTTATTTAGTGGGTTTTCCGATCTTAAAGATGGTAAATTAAATCCTAGAACAAACGTATATAATGGTGGAAAAGGTGTATATGATGTTAATTTAATGGGGAATAACTCTAGTGAATTTGGTCTAGTTCCTATGCCTGGTATTACAAACGCTGAAATAAAAACTGATAATAGAGGTTCTATCAAAAAAGCCACAGTAAATTTTAAATGTTATAGTTCTGAACAATTTAGGATTTTAGATATTTTATATTTACGAATTGGGTATACTATGTTTCTTGAGTGGGGGTGGTCTTCATATTTAGATAATAATGGTAATTTAGTATCTGATTATCCTACACTAATTGAAGATTCTAATGGTTTTTTCAACGATAAATGGAAAAAAACCACTTATATAGGTTTCCTTCCCCAAATAGAAAAACAAAGAGCTCAAACGTATGGGAATTATGATGGTTTACTTTGTAAAGTAACCAATTTTAGTTGGACATTTTCTCAAGATGGATCATATGATATTCAATTAAATCTTCTTAGTTTAGGTGATGTAGTTGAATCTCTTACATGTAATGTGACACCACCTACAAAAATGACTGATTTTATTAATGCTGCATATCCTCTTTTTAATGATACATCCGAAGATTCTGAAAATAAAGACGCAGCATCTAATAAAAACCCACCAGGCCCAGTAAGTAATTTTATCTCAGCATATTTCTTTATTCAAAAATTATATTTAACAGATCATCTCAATAATGGATATTGGTTAGCTGATCAATGTATTAGTACATATGGAGCAGATGGAACTAAAATCCCAGTTAGAACAAAATATATTGAAAAACCAACAGGTAAAGATCCATTAGAAATAACAAAATATCAACAAGTAATTAAATTTGAAAATGAAGTATCTCGAGAAATATTAAGAAAAAGTATTAAAGATAATAATGGGGTTATTACTGGTGAAACTATGGATTTTGATGGGGGTGGATCCTTTACTTTTAATAAAACTCTAGAATTAGAATTTAAAAGTGATCAAGGAGCTAGAGATTTTGTTTATTTTAGTTATAATAATTTAGAAGATGATGAAGATAAAATTAATGATGAGGGTTTATATGTAAGATTTAAACATTTACTTGATTTTTTTAATACTTCTATAATCTTTAAAATTAAAGGTTCTAATGCCCCTATTATTACTATAGATACAAGTGTAGAAGGAAATAAAATGTATACATTCCCTTATCAAGTATCATTGGATCCTAGAGTTTGTATTGTAAAAAATGATAAAGAACCAATAAACTCTAAAAAATACCATACAACATTACCTGATTGGAAAAATGTGGAAGATGGATATTCAAGAATAATGAATATTTATCTTAATTGTAATATGATAAATAGTATTCTTAGTGGAAAACAAGATGAAGATGGAAATGTTCCTGTATTTGATATCATCCAATCTATATGTACTGAACTAAATAAAGCTTTAGGTGGTGTAAATAACCTAGAACCAGTAGTTGATGAAGATACAAATACAATGAAAATTATAGATGCAAGTTATTCTGAAGGAAAACCTGCAAAAGATTATGTTTTTGAATTATATGGATATGATCCTTCTAAAAACAATGATTCTAATTTTGTTCGTAATTTTAGTATTAAAACTGAAGTACCTAGTGATTTTGCTACAATGGCCGCGGTTGGTTCAACATCTGGTGGTTATGTTAAAGGAACAGAAAATACGATGTTCTCTAAATGGAACCGTGGATTAATTGATATATTTAAGGAAGAATATGTTGCTGCAACTGCTTTATCATCTAATAAAGATGATAAAGACCCCTCAATACTATATGTTCAAGATTTTTGGAATAAACGTTTTGCTTCTTTTGGACTTACTGCCCCACAAGATATCGCGGACGATGCTTCAACACCTGATGCCTGTGCTATTAGTGGAGAAATTATAGATAAAAATCTATCTACAGTTACAGAATTTTATAAATATTGTCATACTCGTATTCAAAAAGATATCCCATATTATGCATCACCAACTATTGGATTCATTCCAATTAATTTATCTATAACATGTGATGGAATATCAGGTATTAAAATTTATAATTCAATAAATGTAAATACTACTTTTTTACCTAAAAATTATCCAAATTCACTTAAATTCATTATAAAAGGAGTTAACCATAAACTCTCAGGAAATGATTGGGAAACAACTATTGAAACTATGACGGTTTCTCAAGATGAAGAAAATGGGAAGAAAATTGTACCTTATCAACTTTTACAAAAACTAGTTAGAAAAATAATTCTTTCTTCTCAAAAAACTTTAGCTGAAGAATCAACCCCACCACCACAAATTATAAAAACGGGTAATGAAACTCCTTTATCATATAATGGTACTTCAAATGAACAATCACCTTTACCAACACCTGCTAAATCAGAAACTAATTCTAAATTAGAAAAAGCAACTAAAGAAGCATCTATTGCCATATTTAAAAAATATGGAGCTAAAGCAGGATTATGTGGTGGATACACTTATTATATAGCTGAAGAATTAGCAAGAAAACTTACCAAAAAATCATCTTTCCCTGGTACTGGAAAAGGAGGAAATAATGCATATGCTGAACAATTAAGAAAGAACTTAAGTGATTTAGGAATCTATACTGCAGAATCTTTAAAACCTATTGCAACAAATGTTGCTTTATCTTCGGCGGTAGCAAAAGTAGATTATGTTACATCTCAAGCTAATTATGGAGATGTTTTAATATATTATGCAACCCCTGAACCTCGTGGAAATAAAAAAGGAGCATATAGATTCCACGCCCAAATTTACACTGGAAATCAATATACTGGAAAACCATATAATGGTAAAGGATGGACAACCTCAGTTGAAAATAATTACAAATCATCTATGGTATATGGTAGTAAACCTGAAACCCCATATATGATATTCTGGTTTAGAATTAAAGATGAATACAAAGATCTACCCGCTTCAAAACAAGTTTCCATCACAACACCAGAAGACTCAGCTAAAGCATTTAATAATCTAACATATAGTTTAAAATTAATTTATACTTTGAAAGATGATTATTCAAATAATGGTAAACCATTATTTACTAACTTCCAAGGTTCTGTAAATGATGATGAAGAAGGAGCAGTAAAAAGACTTAAAATATGGTTTGAAACTGATGGTCCTCAATTCCATTATAAAAATTTAAATGGAGATGATAAAGAAGCATTTGATAAATCTTGGTATGCATTACTTAATAATACTAAAGGTGCAGCATATAATGTTACTTTTGAATCTCTTAAAAATAAACTAGTAAAACAAGTAATAATAGACCCAAATTTCTAACATGCCATATTATCCACTGTCCCAAATAAAACCAAACCTATTTACTAATGGGGGAGAATACGTCCTTTCAACAACAAAAGAAAATTATAAAGGCCCTTACTATGAGTTATCAAATGGTAGAAGATATACTGGAGGTACCCCTCAAGATGGTCCTAATATTCTTCTAATACAACCAACCCAAGATATTACCGAAGGCATAATGTCAGGACTTGGTGATCCTGTTCAATATATAGAATATGTTTTTCCTAATACTGAAGATAATAATTTAGCATCTCAATATAATATTAATAATAAACCTCAACAACCAAGAATATTACCTATTCCTAATCCAACAATTCCAACACAAAAGGATATTGATTTAGGAGTATTTCCCCGTTATTTCTGTAAAAAAAATAATGAGCTAAAATACTTTGAAATAGACGAAAACACCAGCAATCTACTTATATCCCAATCCCCAACGGTAGCATGGGATTTATACTCTACTATTTCAGTTTTATGGTATATTAAAGGAGGAAAAGAACAAGCATATAAAGCTAATAAAGGATTAGTTAATGTAGCTGAAACTAAAAATAAATGGTACGGTTTTTCTCAATACTTTAGAGAAGATTATTTACAATATTACGTGGATTAGTGAAAATCTGTTTGTATCTTTAAAGCATGTATTGGCTTATAGAAGATATTAAACATATAGAAACAATTTGTCGTATTCGCCACCAAGAGGCTTACGTTGATGTAATTCCATGCTCACACAACCTTCATCCTATTGAAAATAGTGTGTGTGCTATTTATCTTAAACCAAAAAACGATCCAAAAGGATATATTATTCCGGTAAACCATAGTGAAACAATAAACTTTGAATTAGAGGAGATAGAAAAGGTATTAAACAGTATTGAAAAAATTTATGTAAGGGATAGAAAAGAATTTTTACATTATTTCCCTATAAAACACTGTTACCAACCATCACCCTCCCCCCATACGTATATACCTCAATTAACACAAGCTCACACGCAGTTATACAATAGGTATCCGGAGATACAAAATCTAAACACAATTGTACCGATCGTAAAACACTATGAGGTATGTGAACAAAACTATGTTAATTTTAGTGGTTTAAACCAAAATCCATTTTACAATAAGGCGGCATTGGTGTTTAATCAACTAGAACGAGCGGGTATAAAAGTGGACCAAACCAAATTCGAGCAGTACTTCGATAAAGAGGTAAACGAGTTTATTTACACGCAATATAATTTAAATACATTAACCACAAGACCCTCAAATGCGTTCGGGGGAATTAATTTTTCAGCTTTAGATAAAAACAATGGAGAAAGAGAGTGCTTTGTACCGCGCAATGATATTTTTGTTGAAATGGATATTTCTGCTTATCATCCTACCCTTCTTGCTAACTTATTGGATTACACTTTCGATAGCGACGATATTCATGGGAGTTTTGCTCAAATGTATGGAGTGGATTACGCCAAAGCAAAAGAAATAACATTCAAACAAATCTATGGAGGTGTTTGGAAAGAATACCAAAACCTACCATTCTTTAGAAAAGTAATAGCATATACGGATGGTTTATGGGATGACTTCCAATATGGGGGATCCATTGAGTGCCCTATTTCAGGGTATAAGTTCAAACAAAAAGAACTGGAAAACATGAATCCACAAAAACTTTTGAATTACGTGTTACAAAACTTGGAGACAGCAAATAATGTTTGTATATTGTATGAAATATTTAAAATATTACGGGGTAAAAATACAAAACTCGTATTATATGTGTACGATTCATTTTTGTTTGATGTAGATAAGAGCGAGAAAGGTGTGCTAAAGGAAATAGCAAAAGTGATAAATGAAAAAAATCTACAATTTAAAGTAAAAACGGGCACTAATTATGCCAATATAAAATAAAAGTTATGTATAATACTCTTGAACAGCCTTCATATATGTATAATCAATATGATTACGATCAACTATTAGATTTTACATCCATGAATAATAGACTGTTTTGCACTTTTACTCCTCTTTTAGAGTTAGATACTCTGATTGAGAGTTTGGCTAACAAATATGTTATAATGTATGATAAAATGTTCGTACTGCATATTAAAAGCAATAACGAATATGTTGTAACATATAACGTGGATCAAGGAAATGTGAACGACATTCCCGAAAATACTATTTTGGTACACAGAAAAAAAGAATCAAATACCTTATATACAATAAACGCTTTAAACGAGTTAATCAAAAGATTAAACGGCGGAGTTGTTGATACTCACTTCCCGGTGAATTGGCAACATTATAAAAATTGTATATTACTTACCCAACATAATGAAATTAAGCAACTAAATACAAAGATTTTTAAAATCGTTGAATTATAGTTGGATTATTGAATAAAGGTTATTATATTAAAGTTGTAAACAAATAAATTAGTTATATTATGAATCTAGATGCAATCAAGAAAAAACTTGAGTCTATGCAGACACCTAAATCATCAGGTGGAAGCTCAACAAACACTTTCCCAAGATTTAAACCATCAATAGGAAAACAAACAATTCGTGTTGTACCTTTTAAGTACAATAAAGAATTCCCATTCACGGAAATGAAATTCTATTACGGAATTGGTAGTAAAAAAGTAATTGCTTCTCCATTAAACTGGGGTGAGAAAGATCCAATTGCAGAATTTGCAAAGCAATTACGTGGTACAAACGACAAAGAAAACTGGCGTTTAGCTAAAAAATTAGATCCTAAAACACGTGTATTCGCTCCTGTAATCGTTAGAGGTGAGGAATCAGAAGGTGTTCAAATGTGGGAATTTGGTAAAGAAATTTACGAAGCATTTTTACAAATGGCTGCCGATGAAGAAGTAGGTGATTTTACAGACATCATGTCAGGTAGAGACATTAAATTAGTTACAGTTGGACCAGATGTTACAGGTACTGCTTATAACAAAACAACTATCCAACCATCAATGAAAATGTCTTCATTAACAGAAGATTCAACATTGTTAGAGAAATGGTTAGATGAGCAAACTAATCCAAAAGAATCTTACAAAATGTTACCTTTTGATGATATCAAAGCAGCATTGCAAGAATGGTTAGCTCCTGAAAATGATGAAGGATCGATTGAAGAATCTTTAAATTTCACTAAAGAAGAACCTAAAACAAACTATAGTCTATCAGCTAAACCTGCTGCTAAAAAATCAAAAGCTGATGCATTTGATGATTTATTTGAAGAAGATGATGATATGCCATTTTAATTTATATAAATTATGGCTAAGACAACAAGAAAATCACTAACTGAGGCGGCTAGTAAGGAACTGAAATCCGCCTTCAGTTTAGACAAATTTAAAGCGAATAAAGGTTTAGCATCTAATGTTAAATTCAAGGAGCAAAAATGGATTCCATTCTCTCCCGCTTTACAAGAAGCACTATCTATTCCTGGTATTCCTATGGGTCACAATTCAATGGTTCGAGGAAAATCAAACACAGGAAAATCTACTATGACCATTGAGGTAGCAGTTAATGCTCAAAAAATGGGAATATTACCTGTATTGATCGTTACAGAGATGAAACATGATTGGAATCACTGGAGAACTATGGGATTCGAAATGGAGGATGTAGTGGATGAGGAAACAGGTGAAATTATCGATCAAACTGGATTCTTTATTTATCGAGATAGAAGTTCATTAAACTCAATTGAGGATATTGCAGCATTCATTATCGATTTATTAACTGAACAGAAAAAAGGTAATTTACCATACGACTTATTATTCATCTGGGATTCAGTTGGTTCAATCCCTTGCCAAATGTCAATTGAACAAGGTAAAAACAATCCAATGTGGAACGC